GCGGTTTGAGCAGGAACTGACCACTTGGCACGCCGAGAAGCGCAAGGCCGATGAGAGCGCCGAGGAGCAGCGCAAGCAGCAAGAGGCGGCCAACGCCACCTGGCAGGAGGCCAGTAACCGCTTCCATGCCCGCGCTGCGGAGATTGCCGCACCGGACTTCGATGACGCCAAAGAGACCATCGACAAGGCCCTTACGCCGCGAATGTCCCCCGTCATCCTGAAAGCGGCTCGTGATCCGGCGGTGTTCGTCCTCGCCATGCACCGCAATCCCGCCAAGCTGGCGGAACTCGCCAAGGCCAAGGACGCAATCGAACTAGCCGCGGCAGTCGCCCGCATGGAAGGAGGCATCAAGGTGAACCAACGCAAGGCTCCGGCTCCGGATAAGCCGCTCAACGGCAGCACTGGTGCAGCGACCGCTACCACCTACGAAAAGCAGCTAGCCAAGCTGGAGGCCGAGGCTGACAAGACCGGCGATCGGACGAAGGTCGTAGCCTTCAAGCGCGATCAGAAGGCGAAAGCGAAGTGACCGTCGCCGCGTTCAAGCGGCCCGGTGATCTAGAGACCGCAACAGCGCTGCGCGAAATGGCCGACAGAGTAGAAGCCGGTGACATTCGCGATGTGGTTGTAGTAGCCGACGACCAAGGCGCCAAAGTGTTCTGGCGTGTCGGCACATTCGATGATCGCTGGCGCCTTCTAGGTGCGCTTGAGTACGCGAAAGGCAAGCTGCTCGAAACCGAAGACTGATTGTCCAAACGCGCAAGGGTGGAAGCTATGGCATCTCCACCCTTGCCGCACCTCAGCGCCACCGGCTGTCAACAGGTGAGTCCCTTCGCGGCGTGATGATCCGGCTTTGTGCCGAGGCTGACGACAACCTCTCGCACCCGAAGGATTTACCATGCCCAATCAGTTCACCAAGCAAGAGCAGGTCATGTTCGATGACGTGCTGGAAGGCTTCGACGACCTTCTGGTCATCAGCAAGGCCGCCGAGAAGTACGGCGATCTCACCCCCGAGCAGCAGGCGCGTGCGTCTGATCGCTTCTGGATTCCGCAGCCGATGATCTCGGCCTCGTTCGACGGCTTTGACCAGACCAGCAACTTTGGCGACACCACCGAGCTTTCGGTCCCGGTGTCGATCGGCTTCCATAAGGTCGTGCCGATCAAGTACACCGCGAAGGATCTCCGCGTTGAGTCCTCGCTTCGTCAGAAGGGCAACAGCGCCAAGCAGAAGCTAGCCAGCGACATCAACCTGGCGCTCTTCAACACTGTCGCGCTGCAGGGCTCGATTGTGTCCAAGCGCACTGTCGCGCCGACCGGCTTTGACGACATCGCTCTGGCTGATGCGGCCATGACCGAGATCGGCATCGGCGGTGGTGATCGCTTCTACTTCGCGGCTCCCCGCGTAGCGAATGCGATGGCCGGCGACCTTGCCAAGCGCGGCACCTTCAGCGGCGCCGTGCAGGACGCCTACGAGCGTGCTCGCCTCGGCATCGATGTGGCTGGTTTCGAGGTCTACAAGAACGACCAGAGCATCCGTCTTGCGGCTGCCTCGGGCGGTGCGACCACCATCAACGGCGCCAACCAGAAGACCGTCCCTGTTGCGACCTCGACCGGCGCGACCGGCGAGACCGAGAACAAGGACAATCGCCACACCGACTTGACGATCACGGCAACCACCTACGCCAACATCAAGGTCGGTGACGCCTTCACCATTGCGGGCGTCAATTCGCTCCACATGATCTCCAAGCAGGACACCGACCAGCTCCAGACGTTCCGGGTGGTCGGAAAGCCTTCTGCCAACGTAATCCGGGTCTATCCGGCTATCATCGTGGCTGGCGGCACCCGCGCTGAGTCCGAATATGCCAATGTGACGGCGGCTCCGGCCAACGGGGCGGTCATCACCTGGCTGAACACCACTGCGGCTGAGCTGAACCCCTTTTTCAAGAAGGAGGCCCTGCTTCTCATCCCCGGCACCTATGCGGTCGATCCGGACGATGGCTGGCAGGTCATGCGGGCAACGACCCCGACGGGCATTGCGATCACCTACACGCGCCAGGGCGAGATCAACGATCTCAGCGTCAAGGCTCGTTGGGAAGTCGACTTCGGCACTGCGCTGACCCAGCCGCAGTTCGCCGGCGTGCAGCTCTTCGGCCAGGCTTAACGAGGTTGGTGGCGGGGCGTCTGCCCCTGGATAGCTCCGCCATCAACACCGGCAAGCGGGGGTCGCATTCAAATGAAGGACACCGACGATGGCAGACAGCAAGAACAACAGCGTGGCCCGCAACGTGGCAGACAGCCGCAAGCAGGCCCAGGAAGAGACCGCCAAGGCCGTCGAAGCCAACAGCGGCCTCAAGGCTCCCACTGGTGCACAGGTTGCATCGGCTCAGCAGGACGGCGTCACCGAGGCGATCAAGGAAAACGCCAAGGATACCTACAACTACCTCACCGATGGCGCTCTTCCGGGTGCCGAGCCGGGCCGTCAGTTCTTCGGCAAGAGCGATATCATGCAATATGCTGGCCTGATCGATCTTGGCATCGAAGACTTTACCGCGCGAGTGGCTGAGAACGCCGACGTGCCGGTTCCGGAGGAGAAGGTCGCGGGTCTGCTTGAGCTAGAGCGCTCGGGTCAAAACCGTACCCTCTACGTCCAGGAGATGATGAAGCGCCTCAAGATCAAGAGCCCGTACGAGGTAACCTCGGCGGGTCCTGATTACACCAACGACGTTCAGCCGATTACGAAGCTGTAGGTCGGAGCCGGGACGGTGGAGCGTTATCCAACGATGCTTTATCGTCCCGGCACTACCTTGCGCGTGTGGAACGCGCACGACGTCGACACCCTGCTTGTCCACTCACCCGAGGAAGAGACCGAGGCCAAACGCGCCGGCTGGAGCAACAGCCCCGTTCCTCGCGACCCGCTCGACCATGATGGCGACGGACAGAAAGGTGGCTCGTTGCCACGCCAGCGCAAGCAACGCTGATTGTCCAAACGCACGGCCTAAGCTGCCTTCGTAAGACAGGATCATGGCCATCACGATCGACACAACGGACGTAGGCACTCCCAAACGCCGGATCGTTGAGAGCGCATTCGGACGTCTCGGGATGGCTGGCTACGAGTTCGGTCGCACCGCCGAGGAGGTGAGCGACGCGCTGGTTCTCCTCAACGATATGATGGCCGAGGAGCCCTTCAGCGCGATCGCTGGGTGGGAGCCGGTCACCTACGGCAATGGCAGCGCCGACGAGGGCTCGGGCATTCCTCCTGCTGACGTAGGTGCGGTGGTTGCAGGCCTAGCCCTGCGGCTTGCCCCTGCGTTCGGTGTGACGCTCTCGCCCTCTGCTTCCGCGGTGCTTTCCCGCACGGTCATGAGCCTTCGTAGCCGGTATGCCGACGCTCCAACCATGGCTGTTGAGGCAGGAACCCCGAGAGGGGCGGGATGGCGCCGCAGCGCTCCATTCGTGCCTGCTGCGCCCTCACGCATCCCCGATGACTACGATCCTGGCAACCTTGCAGGGCTGATCGACTGATGCCTGATACCCTGACCCGGCGCCTGCAAGACTTCGCGGCGGCTGTCGATCGCAAGTTTGACGCTTTCGGTATCCGCCTCACTGCGGCCGAGAATGGCAACGCATCTCCGCCCATCATCAACCAAGCCAACATTCTTAGCGCTCTTGGCCTGTCGCTGACAGGCAACGCCGGCAAGATCCTCGCGGTCAAGGCTGATGGTACCGGCTTCGAGTTTGTAGCGGGTGGTGGCACAGCTCCCGGCGATACTACGGCACCAACCATTACGTCGGCAGCCTCCTTCAGCGTGGCAGAGAATAGTCCTTTCAGCACGACGCTTACGGCGAATGAGACGGTCACCTGGACGAAAGTTGGAGGTGCTGATGGTGCGTTATTCACACTGGAGGGCAATACGCTTTCGCTGACGGCAAGGGATTTTGAAGCGCCCGCCGACGCTGACGGCAACAATAGCTACGTTGTGCAGGTCAGAGCGACCGACGCTGCGGGCAATGCCGCCAATCAGACAATTACAGTCACGGTCACCGATGTTGCTGAGGGTGGAGGAGGCATCCCCGCCGCCGATAACGACTTCCTCGCACCCGAGCTGACGCGCACCAGCGGCCCGACCGCTTACCCCGTCACAGTCGCCCTCACGACCCAGCCGGCTGAGCACATGGTCGGCGACACGCTCCGTATCCTCGTCACTTCGGCGGTGCAGGAAGTCGGGGGCGAGCTGCGTCCGAGCGGCACAATCATTGTCAACGAGACGATCACACTCGCATCCACCAGCGCCGCCAACAATGCCGCGATCAATGCGAAGCTCTCCACCATCGCCAGCGGCATCGGCCTTCCCTTCGTCCGCACCGAGCGCGGCGCGCAGGCAAGCCGCTGGTCGATCCCGGTTCAGTATGGCACCGCCGCCGTGCCCGCGATCACGTCGCCGCTCACCTTTAGCGTGACTGAGGGCTATCCGCTCGCCTACACCGCGACCACCGCCGCGCCGGTCAGGGCGATCTACCTCGTCGGTCAGGACGGCGACCGAGTGGAGTTCACCAACGCCAAGCCCGGTTCCAGCTTTGCGATGCGCTTCACCGGCGGCGTCACCAAGACGTTCCCCGCCGACGACTTCAACACCGATAACGTCTATGACATTGGCCTTGAGGTAGAGGGCCTCAATGGCGTGCGGAGCGCGGTCACCTCGCTTGCGCTGACCCTGCTCGACCTTGACCTCGAAGCGGACCAGTTCGATTTCGCCAATGTGGCTGACGTACCACTCAACGCATATGGCCAGTCGCCGACCGCTATTACCGTCGCCGGCCTCACACCCGGCTACACCGTTCCAGTATCAGTCGCCGCCGGGACGCAGGTCAGCATCAACAACGGGGCGTGGGTCACCAGCGGTGATGTAAAGAACGACGATACTTTGCGGGCTCGCGTCCTCACCGGCGGCATTGCGGCTAACACCACCGGCACGGTTAACTATGGCGGCAAGACCGACAACTTCATCGCTACCAGTGTAGGCTACACCGCGCCCGTCCTTTCGACCTGGGCCGGCTCGACCGGCAGCGGGATTGCCGATGGCTCGATTACCTTGAGCAATGGTGGTCGCACCGCGACGATGACGAGGGCAGAGGGGCCACGCGAAGTCATTGGTCCAAAGATATTCACTCTCGACCAATATTGGGTCGAGTTCGCCGTATCTGTCCCGGATGCCACCGTGTTCGAATCCACGGCTGGGCTCATTGATGATGTTTCAGGCAAGAAGGTGCGCTTCGATACCAACAGCGGCGCCGGCAATCTCGGCGGTGGGTGGGATGTCACGCGCGGAAGCAACGCGACTGTTCGCTTTGAGGTCGATAGGGTCGCTAAGAATGTTAAAGCCTTCCTTGGCGGTGTCCTTAGAGGCACCAAGACGCTGCCTGATGACATGCTGAACCTGCGCGCTTGGACCGAGCTGAAGTCTGGTGTGGGACCTGCCGCTACTGTCAACACCGGACAGGCCGCGCCTATGGGCACAGTCACGGCCGGTTTCCAGCCTGGAGGCTAATCGATGCGCCTTTCAAACACTCAACTTGCTCCCGGCTGCGATGTCGTATGGGAGAACAGCAAGCACGGCTCGGCAGGCTGGGCGCTTCCGGCTATCGCCAGCCGCAACACCACCGGCGACATCAAGGCCATTCTCCAGCGCGATACCGGCGGGCTGACGGTCAAGAACATGACGACCGACGAGGTGGTCGGGCAAGAGATGCTCCTTGCAGCCAATGCTATTGCTGTTGGTGTGCGCTTCGACACTGGGCAGCTAGACGATTGCTATGGCGCTGATTGGGCAGGGCGCAGCAACAGCAAGTTCTACGCGATGACGAGCCGCAAGGTGGTCCGCTGGGATGGAGCGCAGTTCGTCGCATGTGCTGCAATCACCGGCCAAGACATTCGACGCAGTCTTTTCCGGCAATGTGGTCAGGCGCTCGTCTCTGATCCGGATAACGAGAATGTCTTCTATGCCTTTTCGGGCAATCAGGGCCTGCACCGCTCACTCGACCAGGGCGCAACGCTGCCGAAGATGGCGTGGATGCCGACGCCGACGCATCCTTATGCGGGCAGTGGTCAAGCGGATGAAATAGCGCGACGTGTTGGCCTGATTGCCATCGACACCAGTAGCGCCAAGGTGAACGCTGGAACCTCGACGGAACGGTTCAGTCGGATCGCCTTCAATGCTGGCGGTGTAGGCGTATGGCTCTCAACCGATGGTGCGACCGGCGGTAGTAAGATCAGCCCGGCCAGCCCTCACGCTCTCGACAGCGTGACCTGTCTTATCTGGGACAACGGCACCCTTTATGCGGTGTCCTCACCCGACAAGACCTCGTGGCAGAACAATAACGGGGACGGCAATCTCTATCGTTGGGATGGAGGCACGACCTGGACCGCGCTGCCGACCGGACAGAGCCAAAGCGTGTTCAGCATCGTGCGCGATCCGCGTGGTGCCGGCTGGTTTCTCATGTCGCTGGTGCCAGGCAACTATGCCCACACCAAGAACATCACCAGCCCCGCCGCCTTCAAGCTGTTCGACGGTGGTGGACCTGCTTTCTCGCTGGCCCAGATGAAGACACGGGCGCGTCCTTTCGTCAGCCGCATCTACAAGCAGCGTGGCGGCGGATCGGCGCCTGGACAGCTCACGAATTGCGGCGGCTTCTTCTACTTCCCCTACGGTTACGGCCACTTGCGGCATCCCATCGCCACCTTCCCGACTGACGGCGCCAGCTTCGGCAACTTGCATTACAGCACGGCATGGCCCGACCTTGAGGAGGACACTGCTTCTTATGAGGCGGTCGTGGGACAAGGCGGGTGCTGGCTCTCGGGTGGAGCGATCGGCTTCGGGCAGGACGTTGGCAATGCCTTCCTCACCGACGACACCTCGGGACATGAGACAACCTATCGGGAATATCCCGGCAACGGCGTCCTCACCAACGGCATCCACACCGTTGCTGGAACCGACCTCAACTTTGGTGCGGCCGCAATTCTCAAGGGCGGCCCCAAGTTTGGTGTGACGCTCGACGGCAAGAACTTCACACAGATGCCATTCCAGCCGAATAACAACAACTATACTGGAGATGGACCAAGCGGGGCCATTGTTTGCGGCCCGAATGCCGCAAGTGGGACCATCATGTTCTTTCCCTCGTTTGGTGGGGTGCCTGAATACACCGACACCTTGGGGCAAACAGATTGGAAGCCGCTGCGTTTCTTCTTGGCAAACGGCACCGAGTTCGTCCCGACCGAAGCGGACAGCCCGTTCCGAGGCGCGAACTATGCGTCAAACCACTTTCCCGCCGCGCACGACCCGTTCAACCCCGGCACCTACTATGCATCGGCCTATGGCACCGGCGACAATGACACCGGCGGACGTGCTGGCCTCTACAAGATGATCCCAAGCGAACCTGGTATTTTTCGACAGGTTCTCGCGGGCAACGTCTTCGCCACCGGCAATCGCGGCTACTACCACACCGAGCTTAATTTCACCGGCGACGGGCACTTGCTCATTACCAACAACTCGGTGCCGGGGACGGGCGAGGGCAACTATTCAGTAGACATTGACTTGGTGGCTCTCACCAAACGTCAGATCACCGCCGTCTATAACATGCAGTGCATGACGGTCGGCGCTGGATTGCCGGGCGGGCCTCGCGCTTGCTGGGCCGCTGGTCGTCTCGCTGGCACCGGCAAGTATGCGTGGTGGCTATCGTTCGACCGCTTTCAGACAGTTTACAGCGAGAGCGGGACGCCAAAGCCGTTCAACCACATGCCGCCACGTGGCGGGCTGTTGAAGCACGTGAAAGCACACCCGAGCATCTTCGGCCTGTTCGCCGCCGGGCTCGATGCTGGTCACGCGCTCGGGAGCTTGATTCAGAAAGCCGCCTAAGCAGTGGCCAGTCGCGCCTTCACGCCACGGCTGGAACGAAGAGAGTATCCAATTGCCCCAAATCCCAGCAGCATCATCAGCCAAGTGCCTGGCTCTGGAACAGGGCCGGTCACGCGAGTGACGCCACTCAAGCTGAAGAAGCGCTGCGGACCCGGATTGATGTTGGACACAGAGCCGTTGAGGGGAGATCCAAAAGTGATGGTGGTCCGCTCTATGCTGCTGCCCCCGGAGACGGACCAAACTCCCCCATTCACAGCCCCGATGAAGCAAGCAAGGTCGCATGGGCCAGCTGCAGCAAAGAGGGCGATTGCCTGATCATTGCGTGACGGTTGAAGAGTGCTGGTCGGAGTAGCAGCGTCAACGTTGAAAGAGAGAAGCTGGTTGGCTTCCGTGTCGAACGAGAATGTGCCGCCCCTAGGGCGATAGAACGAGCTGGGATCACCCTCCCTGCTGTCGAAGCTCACGTTGGTCTGGTCAAAGGCTATTCCGTACTGAACAACGGCAGCCTCCGCCGGAACAGTCGCGCCTCCAAGAGCCAAGGCGGCAAGCAGGCTCAACTTACGCATACGAATCACTCCCCTGAGAGCGGGAGATAATGCGCCTTTCCAAGGAGTCCGTAAACGTGAACAAAAAGTAAACTCGGTCCGAATGTCCAAGCGCAACGGATCAATCTTTGCCGCATAAGCCCATTATGCGGATACCTCTCCTCTCCGGCGTCGTAGCGGACAGCAGCGCCGAGTATCTCACGGCTCTCCCTGTGAACCTTGAGGTGGTCGCCACGGACAACAGGATAGCAGCGGCGCAATTCCGAGCTCCAGCTGGCGCGGTGCCACATCTGATTGGCCCTGGAACTGATCGCGGCGGTTTCGACTATGGCGGTCGACATATTCGCGTGATGGGCACTCGATTGGTCGAGGTAAGCACTGGCATCAGGGACTTAGGCGAGGTCGGCGGAACGGGACCAGTCACCTTCGCAGAGGGATTTGGCCGGCTCGCTATCCGCAGCAGCACCAGCCTGTTCTACCTGATCGACACCACTCTTACGCAGGTTACCGATCCCGACCTTGGCCCAGTGCAGGACATCATCTGGGTCGACGGCTATTTCATGACCACCGATGGCACCAGTATAGTGGTGACCGAGCTAAACGACCCGACGCGGGTTGAGCCGCTGAAATATGGATCGGCGGAAGAAGATCCCGACATGGTGACAGGGTTGATGAAGGTCGCCAACGAAGCGCATGCGGTTGGCCGCTACACTATCCAGGTATTTGGCAACGTCGGCGGTAACGGCTTCCCTTTCTCTCGCATCAAGGGTGCGACCATTCCCCAGGGTTGCGTCGGTCCTCACGCCAAATGCTTCTATGCCGACAGCTTCGCGTTCGTAGGCGGGGGCAG